GTACTCATATATCTTTGTATGGAGATAAGTTAAAGAAAGTATACAGATTCGATCCAGAAACACCAAACCTATGGGAATCAGATGTACCACCTGAAACTCGTGTATTGGTAGACAACTATACGGATTCAGAAGAACTCTCAAATGGTCATCGTATTATGACAATCGATATAGAGGTTGAAGTAACAGATGGTTTTCCATATCCCGAAGATTCTAAAGATAAGATAACTGCTATCGCAGTTCATAACTCAGAAGAGGATGAGTATTATTGCTTGGTTTTAGATGAGAAGAAGAAACTCAGTTTAAAATCAAAAGACAATGTAATCATAGAATCATTTGAAACAGAATTTGATTTACTACAAAGATTTTTTCTATTATATTTAGATTGGAAACCAACCATAATTACAGGTTGGAACTCAGACTCGTTCGATATGCCTTACATATACAATAGAGCTTGTAAGATTGTTGGTTCTGATATAGCTAAACTAATATCACCTATAAGAGAAGTTAAGTGGAACAAACATCGTAAAAGATATATGTTTGCTGGTGTTAGTTGTTTAGATTATTTAGCTCTATATAAATTATTTACTTATACTCAGCTATCATCTTACAGATTAGATGCTGTAGCTGAACACGAACTTAGTGAAAAGAAAGTTGAGTATAGTGGAACGCTCAACGACTTATATGAAAACAATATAGATAAGTTTGTAGAGTATAACATTCATGATGTTAGACTTGTAAAGAGATTGCACGATAAGTTAGACTTTATCGATATGGCTAGAGGTGTATGTCATGTAGGTCATGTTCCTTATGAGGATGTTTATTTCTCCTCACGTTATTTGGAAGGTGCTATCTTAGTTTATCTAAAGAACTTAGATATAGTTGCACCAAACAAACCACCTAGAGTAATGAAAGAAGATGGTGACAAATTTACAGGTGCTTATGTTCAATCACCACAAAGAGGAAAGCATGATTGGGTATTTGATTTGGATATTACATCTATGTATCCATCGGTTATTATGTCTCTGAATGTGTCACCCGAAACAAAGATGGGTAAGATAAAAGGTTGGAATGTTGAAGAGTTTATGAGAGGAGATAAGAAAACTTATACTCTTATGATTGGTGAGAAGGAGATGGGTAAGCTTACAGAAACAGAACTAAAAGATTTCTTTGATAACAATAAAGTTTCTGTATCTTCTAATGGTGTATTATATCGTAGTGATAAGAAAGGATTAATTCCAGCCCTATTAGAAAAGTGGTTCGATACTCGTGTAGAGTATAGAAAGCTGATGAAGAAGTTTGGTGATGCTGGTGATAATGAAAAATATACATACTTCAAAAGTCGCCAGTTAATTCAGAAGGTGGTGCTAAACTCTTTATATGGTGTGTTAGGTTTGCCAGTATTTAGGTTCTATGATTTAGACAATGCTGAGGCTACAACACTTACAGGTCAAGAACTGATTAAGTTTACCAAGAAGATTGGTAATCATTTTTATAACAAAGAGCTGAAAGATGACAAAGACTATTGTATTTATATAGATACAGACTCAGTATTTTATTCAGCACTCCCCTTAATTCAAAAGAGATTTCCTACTATGGATTACGATAGTGAAACTCTTATGAGTAAGAGGATATTAGATGTGGCTGATGAGATACAAAAGTTTATGAATGGTTCTTATGATTACTTTGCTAAAAAGTTTTTAAACTTAGATAAACATAGGTTTGAGATAAAGCAGGAGTTGATAGCTAAATCAGGCTTATTCATTGTGAAGAAAAGATATGGTATGAAGATAATCAATGATAATGGAGTTAAGGTAAACAAACTGCATGTAAAAGGTTTGGACTTAGTTCGTAGTAACTTTCCAAAAGCTATGGGTGAGTTACTGAAGAGTGTGTTAGAAGATATTCTGGCTACTGTACCAAAGGATAAGATAGATGAGAGGATTATAAACTTCAAAGAATCTATGAAACTATTGGACTTCGATAGGATAGCGATGCCAACAGGTATAAATAACCTAAAGAAATACACAGATGGTAAGGCTGGTAAGTTTACAAAGTTTGCTAAGGGTGCGCCTGCTCACATCAAAGCAGCTCTAACATATAATGATTTACTAAGACACTTCGGAGTCGGTAACAAATATGAGAAGATAAGTAACTCTGAAAAAATAAGATGGGTATATCTTAAACAAAATGATTTGGGATTATTATCCTGTGGTTACAAAGGTTATGAAGATCCACCACAAATAATAGATTTTATTAAGAAGAACATAGATTATAAAAAGATGTATGCTCAAATGTTAGAGAAGAAGATAATGATGTTTTATGAATCTCTAAAATGGAATGAGCCAGTAAATAAAAAGACATCAATGGAAAGATTTTTTTGATTTTGACAAATAACATTGATATATATATATGTATATATCATACTAACTAATAAGGAGTGAAAATGAACAAACATTCATTAAGCCGTTTCATTGATAAATATTATCTTGGCGGAAATTGTTCATCTGTTATAATTAATAGTAAAGGGGAAAGCCTCTCTACTCGTTTTATTACAGGTGATAAGAATTTACTTGGAGAGTTAACAATGACTGGTTGGAAGTTTGATGATGCTGATTTAGGTGTGTATAACACAGAGCAGCTTGTTAAATTACTTTCGGTATTGTCAGAGAACATAACAATGAATCTTACGAAAGCGGGAGATAAAGCAGTATCTCTAAAGATATCAGATAGTAATTCTGATGTTAACTACATGCTTTCAGATTTATCTGTTATTAGCTCGCCACCAAATCTTAAATCTATACCTGATTTTGAGGTAAAGATTAAGGTTGACAAATCTTTTATGACAAAGTTTGTTGCTGGTAAAAGTGCTTTAACTGATACAGATAACTTTACGGTTATTACTGGTGATGATGGAGTAAAGGTTGTGATAGGTTATGCTGAGATTAATACTAATCGTGTTACCTTGCCTGTAGAAACTGAGTCTTATGATAAGATTGAGAATGTTTCTTTTAACGCTAATCTATTCAGAGATGTATTGATTGCTAACAAAGAATGTGAAGGTGCTACATTAGAAGTAAGCTCAGGTGGTTTGGCTCGTATCAATTTTAAGATTGATGAGTATGATGCTACTTACTATTTAGTTGCTGAACAAGATGTATAATGGAAGAATATGTAGATAAACCTAGAGTATCTATTCGCCCAATCTACAAACCATTGGCTAGAGATATGATAGAAAAAAACCACTATAGCGGCAAATTATCATCTTGCCGCTATCCGCTCGGAATCTTTTATCAAACTGATAATGATCATAAATTCTTTGCAGAAGCTGAAGAGAAACTCATAGGAGTTGCTTGTTACGGTTTTCCTGTTGGTAGAAGAGTCTTAGGTTCTATATTCTCTGAAGAGATTTTAGAGAATAGAAACATATTAGAATTGACAAGACTATTCATTCATGATGGTTATGGTAAGAACATTGAATCTTTAGCATTAGGTTTGACATTCAAATGGATGAAAGAAAATGCCAAAGATATTAAGGTTTTAATATCATATGCTGATCCGGAACAATCACATGATGGTGCTATCTACCAAGCTACTAATTGGATTTATCAAGGTTGTGGTGCTTTTCAAATGGCACCAACCTTTTCTCTTAGACTTGAAGAAGATGGTGAATGGATGCACAGTCGAAGTGTGTATTCAAAGTTTGGTTCTGCTGCGCCTCAAAAGATGAAAAAGGCTATAGGCCATACATTTTGGTTAAAGAAGGAAGCTAGTAAACATAGATACATTTACTTTCTTGGTAACAAAAAAGAAAATAGAAAATTTCATAGTGTGATGAAACACCCTGAAATGGAATATCCTAAGAACTATAAACACGATATTGAAATAACAAAAGTAGAGGTTAATAACGAAAAATGGAAAGACTAGAAAACACTCTTTGGGTTGAGAAATATCGCCCAAATTCACTTGACGCTTACATCGGAAATGATCATCTGAAAAGTAAGGTTAAAGTTTATTTAGAAAGTGGAGACTTACCACACCTTTTATTATATGGAAGGGCTGGTACAGGCAAAACTACGCTTGCTAAATTATTGGTTAATAATATAGAATGTGATTATCTGTATATAAATGCTTCAGATGAGAATAGTGTAGATACAGTTCGTAATAAAGTACGTAACTTTGCTTCTACAGTAGGTTTCAAAGATATGAAGGTTATTATATTAGATGAGTGTGATTATATTACACCGAATGCACAAGCTGCTCTTCGTAATGTTATGGAGACATTCTCAAAGCATACTAGGTTTATATTGACTTGTAATTATGTTGAGAGAATTATAGATCCTATACAAAGTAGATGTCAACCTTTTCAGATATTCCCACCACATAGAAAAGAAGTGGCTACTCATCTTAGTTCTATATTGACAGATGAGGCTGTAGAACACACACCAGAAAATGTAGCTACATTGGTTAATGGTGGGTATCCTGATATCCGAAGAATCATAAACTTTGCTCAAAGGCAAGTGGTTGATGGTAAATTAACAATAGACCAAGATAATTTACTTGCTATTGATTTAAATATCAATGTCTTTTGTTCTCAATTGGTAAATGTTCTTAAAACTCAACAAAAGAAAGATGCTTTTGTTACAGTAAGAAAGATGTTAGCTGATAATAAAATATCAGACTTTGCTGATTTGTTTAGATTGTTGTATGATGAGGTAGATGATTATGGTAAAGGTCATGTAGCAGAGTGTATATTGATTATATCTAAATACCAATTGTCAGATGCACAGGTAGTTGATAAAGAAATAAATGCTATGGCTATGATAATAGAACTACTAGGAGTTATAAAATGAGTACAAAACCAATGAAACCGATAAAGGGTGGACAACCACCACAGGCTCAAGTAGACATTAACGATACAGAAATGGTAAAGTGTGACGATTGTGGAAACGCATCTTTCATTCAAGCTTTCTTTCTAAGAAGGTTATCAGCTCTGATGTCACCTACAGGACAAGAAGCTATGATTCCAGTTCAGGTATATAGTTGTGGTAATTGTGGTAAGGTTCCAGATAAACTAATGCCAACAGGTAATGAGTAAGAAAGATACTGGAGCTGGTAAAGGTGATAAACTAAGAAGGGGAATAACTCAGAATGAGTGGAACAAAAAGTGGGAAAAAATCTTCGGTAAAAAAGAAGAGTCTGTTCGATCACGTAAACGCAGTAACGAGTGAACAACATCCTAACTATTGGGATGAGATATCGGATGATGATAAAAAAACGTGGTCTAATTTTATGGTTAATAGATTTCTATCTATGAAGCCTGAATGGATTGAATTTGTAAATGAAGTTCAAAGGCATCCATTAAAACCAAAGGAATTATATAAAGTTTATATAGATATATTACCAAAGAAAAAACAATGGTTAAAATATATCAAAGGAGATAAGAAAATGAAGTATCCAAAATGGGTTTACGAAATCGTAACTAAACACTTACAATGCAGTATGAGAGAGGCTAGTGATGCTGTAGATATGTATGAAATATCTGCCGGTGGTCAATCAGAGTTAGCTGATATGTTATTTAAGTATGGTATTGAAGAAAAAGAAGTTAGAAAACTCGGACTTATATAGTGTCGGTAAAGGACTTTACAGTAGAGTTAATACCTAGAAAGTCACTTGTCGGTTTCATAGAAAAACATCACTACTCACATAATGTAAATGGTGTTCAGTCTTTATATCACTATGGGTTATATAGAGAAGGAAACTTTGGGATACCAAAGATGATTGGAGCTATGATGTATGCTCACCCATCGATGCCAGCTACAGCAGCTAAGTATAATCCTATCAATCCCGATAAGTGTTTAGAACTTAGAAGATTAGTTTGTATTGATGATACACCTAAGAATACAGAAAGTTATTTCATAGGAAAAACATTCAAGCTACTGAAACAAACTACAGATATGGAAGTTATAGTTTCATTTGCTGACCAACACCACGGACATACTGGCGTAATCTATAAAGCTAGTAACTTTGATTACTTAGGTGAAACTGCTAAAGGTAGGATACTGATGGTAGATGGTAAAGAGATGCATAGTAGGTCTTTAAATCAGTTAGACAGACCATATGGTAGAGAACTAAACAGAAGATATAAAGCTGGTGATGAAAATATATTTTGGAAGAACACAAAACCAAAGCATATTTATACATACTACCTCAACAAAAGAATTAAAAGAAAAATAAAAAAGCTTGACTTGTATACATAAAATTGTGTATATTTAGTTGTTAGATTGGGAGACTATATGAGTAATATAAAAGAAACATCAAAATACGAATCAGTAACAGAATCGGTAATGGGTGATTATGCACCACAAAAGCCTACATCAGTAAAGTCTGATAGCATTGTAGCTCAGATGGAGAAAGAGTGGCCGGAGATGACGGAAGAGTTTAGGAGATTACAGAAGGAACAATACGAATTGTTTCTACATAAGCAGCATGACTACGGTCCTGGTAATATAAGTGTCGGAACTCAGTTACAAACTGAAGAGGAAATACATCTATCTCTTACAGGTTTATGGTTTAGGATGAATGATAAGATACAAAGATTAAAAACCCTATTGATGGGCAATAAACAAAACGCAGTAGATGGTGAACCAATGGAAGATGCTTACTTAGATGTGAGTAACTATGGTATTATGGCTACTATTGTAAAGAATGGTAAGTGGGGAAAATGAAGAAAATAAGTTATAGTCAGTATTCAATGTGGGCTCAATGTCCATTCAG